TGAAATTATATTATGAAGATGAATTAGCTAGAGCACTTGCAGAAGATGGTTCAGCTTCAAGTACATTTATTACACCAAAAGCTTATTACCCAGGAACTTAATGTCTAAGTACGCAACAGGTAAACATTCTAAAGCAATTTCTGATAGATCAGGTATGGAATTTCCATATAGAGAAATGGTTAGAGAGTGGAATGGTTCTTTTGTGCATTACACAGAATATGAACCTAAACAACCACAACTTGAACCAAAACCTGTGGGTGGAGATGGTGTTGCTTTATTACAAGTAAGACCAGATAGAACAGAACCTGCTACAACTGTAATGATTTCTAATAATGGTTTTGAAACTTATGCTGCAGGGTCCGGAATTATAAATGTATTTTCACCTGGACATGGTTTAACAAACGGAACAACATATTTATTTAGAGGTCCACCAACAATTTCACCTGGAACAGGAACAACAACAAATCCTGTTTTTGCTTATGCAACAATTCCTAATTTTGATGGAATTACAGGAGCGCAAATAGGACAAGGATCAGGTTATGCTATTACAACTGGTAAATATGTTAGTGATACAGGAGATGGAAATCCAGGAAGAAATACAACTGATTATATGATATCTAATTTCTTCTTCTTTACAGTTAATTCAGATACTGCTACAACTGGTGGTGTAAAAGGAGGAGGCTACGGTTGTTCCGTTGGGCCTATAACAATACAAGCATGATAAATAAAATTTGGAACTGGATAAAAAATATTTTTAAATCTGAAAAACAAGATCCTCATCTTACAATGTATGAGGAAGTGGAGGAAACTCCAAGACAAAAAAAGATACGTTTAAAATATAAAAAGGAATCAGAATAATGGCTGGTATAAGTTATAGTGATTTAGTTACACAAATAAGAAACTATACAGAAACAGATTCTAATGTTTTAACTACAGCTATATTAGAAAATATAATTTTAAACTCTCAGTATAGAATAATGAGAGATATTCCAATAGATGCTGACAGACTTCAACAATCAGGTAATTTGGTTGTGGGTCAAGAATCAATTAATGCTCCAGCAGGAGCTCTTTTTGTAAGAGGTATCCAAGTATATGATTCTACATCGGCTATAGATGGAGCAAATATTTGGTTAGAAAAAAAAGATGTAACTTATTTACAAGAATATGTATCTTCAACTGAGTCCACAAAAAGAGGTAAACCTAAATATTATTCTATGTATGGAGGAGCCACAGGTAATACAGATACCACATCAGGAAGAATGTTTCTTGCTCCGGTCCCTGATGCAACATACAAATTTAGAGTACATTATAATAAAATGCCAGCTACTTTAGAGTCTAGCAACACTTCCAACTATATAAGTTTAAACTTTCCAAATGGTCTATTATATTGTTGTCTTTCAGAGACATATGGTTTTTTAAAAGGTCCAATAGATATGTTGACACTATATGAAAATAAGTATAAACAAGAGGTACAAAAGTTTGCTAACGAACAAGTTGGTAGAAGACGAAGAGATGACTACACAGATGGCGCTATTCGAATACCAGTTAAATCAGCAAACCCATAGGAGATAAAATATTATGGCAATATCATCGGCAATTTGTAACAGCTTTAAGCAAGAGATTTTAGTTGGAACACATAACTTCACAGCATCAAGTGGAAACACTTTTAAAATAGCTTTATTTACAAGTGATGCATCTTTAGGTGCTGGCACTACAGCTTACGGTACATCAAACGAAATATCTAACACATCTGGATCTGCATACTCTGCAGGTGGAGCAACTCTAACGAGTGTAACTCCAGCTTTATCTGGATCAACTGCAGTTTGTGATTTTTCAGATGTAAGTTATACTTCTGCTTCTTTTACAGCTAATGGTGCTTTAATTTATAATGATTCACAATCAGACAAAGCAGTAGCAGTTATTGCTTTCGGTGGTGACAAAACAGTTTCTTCTGGAACTTTTACAATTCAATTTCCAACAGCAGACGCAAGTAACGCAATCATTCGTATAGCGTAAGGAGGAAATCCTTATGTCGGAAACATCAATTTGGGGTGGAGATAGCCCCTCAGTTGCATGGAATCAAAACACATGGCAATCTAATACTGTAGTTGTAGGATTAACAGGTGTAACCGCTACTACATCTTTAGGTAATTCTGAAGAATTTAACGAAACAGGTTGGGGAAGATTAGCTTGGAACGATGCTGATTGGGGTGAAGGAAGAGATGAAACTATTTCTGTTTCAGGTTTTGAATTAACTTCTTCTACAGGTTCAATTAATACAGAAGTTGCATACCTATTAGAAATGATAGGAAGTAACCACTCTTTAACTTCTAGTATTGGAAGTGTAGTGGTCGATGCAGAGATTGGAGTTCCTGTTACAGGTGTTCAATCTGAATTTGCAACACCAACAATGTCTTACACTGGAACATTAGTTGGTTGGGGTAGAGATGAATGGGGAGATAATTCTTGGGGTGAATCTCCAAATCAGGTTCTTACTTTAGTAGGCCGAGATGTAACTACAAGTGTAGGATCTCTAACACTAGAATTTGCATATGAATTATCTGGTCAAGAAGCAACAACAAGTGTTGGTAGTGTTAGTTTTGTAATTAGTCCAACAGTTTCTGTTTCTGGACAAACAGCTACAACAGATGAAGGAATTTTAGGTTTAGCTTTTGGTACAAGCACTGAACCAATAGCAAATGTTTCAGCGACATCAAGTTTAGGAACTCCAGGTTTAACTTTTGGTACAAGCACTGAACCAATAACAGGAGTATCATCAACATTTGGTTTAGGAGATATTACAATTACTTCTATTGAATTAGTTGATGTAACAGGTGTATCTGCAACATCTGGTGTGGGTTCAATTATTACAGAAGTTGCTTATGAATTATCTGGACAAGCAGTTACTACATCAGCGGGGTCTATTACACCTCCAGACATAGTACAAGGATTAGTAACAGATGAGCTTACATCTACTGCAGGAATTATTGGAATACAAGCTTATGCAAATATTGACACTGGATCAAATACAAGCTATACAAGTGTTGCAACAGGATCAAATACAAGCTATAGTAATGTATAGCATAGGAGATAAAAATTTATGGCATCAACATACACACCTCTAGGTATAGAACTTCAAGCAACTGGAGAAAATGCCGGTACGTGGGGTACAAAAACCAATACTAATTTAAGTATCATTGAACAAATTTCAGGTGGCTATTCTGCACAATCTATAGCAGGTGGTGCACAAACTACAGCTCTTTCAGTTTCTGATGGATCAACCGGAGCAGTCATGTCTCATAGAATGATTGAGTTTACAGGTTCTATTACTGGAAATCAAATCGTAACAATTCCTTTAGATGTTCAAAACTTTTATTTTTTAAGAAATTCAACATCAGGTGCTTACACAGTACAATTTAAATATGCTTCTGGTTCTGGAGATACATTTACTTTTTCTGCTACAGATAAAGGTGATCAACTTGTATTTGCTACAGCAGACGATGGTACTAACCCAGATATTTATAGTTTAAGTTTTGGTGATGTTACACTTACAGGAACACAAACTTTAACTAATAAAACTTTAACTTCACCTAAAATTGGAACTTCAATTTTAGATACGAACGGAAATGAACTTGCACTTTTAACAGCTACAGGTTCAGCAGTTAACGAATTTACAATAGCAAATGCTGCTACAGGAAATGATCCTACACTATCTGCAACAGGTGGTGATTCAAACATTGACATAGCTATCAAACCAAAAGGAACTGGAGAAACAGTTTTTGGAACAGGTGCCGCAAATGCAACTATAACTTCTAGCGGAGCACACGATTTAATTTTAGATACTAATTCAGGTACTAACTCAGGTACGATTACAATTACAGACGCAGCTAATGGAGATATAACTATAGCTCCTAATGGAACTGGAGTTGCTAAAGCAGTAGATGCAGGAGATGCTACTGGTGCAATTAAAATTGCAGGTTTGGAGACTATGTGGGTTCCAGCTTCAGCAATGTATGGGGCTACAACTAACCCAGCAGACGCACAGCAAGTTGAAACAACAGCAACAAGACCTGATATGAAAGTATTAGATTTTGATGCAGGTACAGATGAATTTGCACAATTTTCAGTAGCTTTTCCTAAATCATGGAATGAAGGAACAGTTACTTATCAAGTATATTGGACTCCGGCTTCTACAAATACAGGTGACTGTATATTTGGTTTACAAGGAGTTTCTTGTGGTGACAATGATACTATTGACGTTGTTTATGGAACAGCAATTAATGTTACAGATGCTGGTATAGGAACAGTAGAAGATCAACAAGTTTCAGCTGTAAGTAGTGCAGTAACAATTGCAGGATCTCCTGCAGTAGATCAACTAACTTACTTTCAATTATTTAGAGATGCAAATGCTGGTGGAGATACATTTAGTGCCGACGCAAGAGTTCTAGGTATCAAAATATTCTTTACTACTGATGCAGCTAACGATGCATAAGAAATTTAGATATGAGAGATATTAAAAATAAACTTACCTCAGGTAAAAACACAAAAAATATACAAGCCAGAAAAGGTAAATCTTTTGGTTATCAAGTCTTAGGATTTGGTGCTGGAGGAAGTGGTCCTGCTCCTTTTATTGCAGCAACAGGTGGAACAATAACTTGTTGTGGAAATTTTAGAATACATACTTTTACAGGTCCAGGAACTTTTTGTATTTCAGCAATAAATACCGAACCAGGTGGTGCTACTATAGAATATTTAGTAGTTGGTGGCGGTGGCGGTGGTGGAATAGGTGGTGGCGGTGGTGGTGCCGGTGGATTTAGACAAAATTTTCCAAGTCCCGGAACTTCAGTTTCAGTTCAAGGGTATCCTATAGCAGTTGGAGGCGGTGGAGCCGGTGGACCATTTCCCTGTGGAAGAGGTGTATGTGGTAGTGCATCTTCAGGTTTTAGTATAGCATCAGCAGGTGGTGGAGGTGGTGGTTCATATGCAAATAATTTAGATGGATTAGCAGGAGCATCTGGTGGCGGTGGATCAGGAAGAGATCTTCCTGCAGCTTTAGGGTGTGGTGGATCAGGAAATAATCCTCCCGTTAGTCCTCCACAAGGAAATAATGGTGGAAATGGTATGGGATTATTACCAAGTAACCGAGGAGGCCCTGGTGGGGGTATTGGTGGCGGTGGCGGAGGCGGTGCTTCAGGCACTGGCGGTGGTGCTACACCTCCAAATACTG